AGTCCTGCCAGTAATGGCGACATCTACCCTCCTAAAAAATTATACAGAAAAAAAGACAAACGGGGAGAAACGGATTGTACGTCGGAGGATTGAAATACCCCTGCGCCGTTTTCCGTGGCAGGGTCGGCCCCCCCGGTCCCCCCCCCCGGGTCTGGATGTATTCATGATGCTTGCCTCTCCTTCTCTCGGTCTACACGCTGCACCAGGGCATGGAGGGCTGTCTTGACGTTGCTCGTTGACTGGTCTGCTAACAGTCGCGCTCTGTCTATGAGTGCACCCAGGCCTGTGCACACGCTCCGCCAGTCGCTTGGGCTCAAGGCTAGCTTCCCGCCCCTCTTTATCATGACCAGCCCTCGTCTGATGCCCTTAGCGAGTCCCACCTCTACCTCGCCGGCAAACTGCTCGTGCGTGAGGCTGAGCTCCCTCCCCGAGATGACTAACTCCTTCTTGATGGTCCGGTATAGGGACAGGGTAATGCCAGACTTGAGGAGCACGTCCTTCTGCGTGTAGTCGCCGGAGGCTATCATCTCGCGTGCTTCATCGTGGATCTGTTGACGGGTCTGTATGTTGCTGGCCGGTGGTACGCCTTGAATGTCTGTTGTCTTTAGGTCTTGTACGCTCTCCACTCTTTTATCCCCGTACTCTTTTCAGGATAATACACTTGAAAGAGAATCTGTCAAGGGCTCGGCAAGGATTAGATTCATGGACGGCACGGAAACGGCAACGGAGAGGCAACGACAACGGCGGGGCATTTGAGGAATTCGAGGGGTGCAATGGGTCGCGGGGGGTGGTCAACTCTTCTGTGCGTGGCCGTGGTGAGGCCGATTTTGTGGCGGTCCTCTGATTCTGCCTGATTCTCTCGGATCGAGGGCGGCGGGGATCATCGGCGCGGAGCTCTCGCCGGCAGTGGTGCGGCGGTGCGGCGGTGCGGCGGTGCGTGCTCAACTCCGTGGCTCGCTCAAATACCGTGCCAGGTTGAGGGCTGAGAGACGCTATATTATGCACTTGCGGGGATTTAACCGCCTTTCTGGCTAAAGAAATGTGATTGACTAACCGATGAAGAGTGGTATACTTAGGGCAGTAGAAACGAGGCAAAGACGGAGGGCGATGCAATGACGGAAAGCAGGAAACGGAGGGCATGTCAAGAGAACCTTCCTAAACAAAGACCGGCGGAAACTGTGTCCACCCCTGCCCGGGGTGGTCGGGTACTTCGCCCGCTGCTGCACAGCCACGCCGGTCTCCTTTCTCCTGAAGGGGGAAATCAATGACTAATATCTGCGAGTGTGGGCGACGATTCAAGGGCATCGCCCTTGAGATTGAACGCAAGATTATAGGGGAAACGCCAAAGAAGGCGACGCTTTGCCCTGCCTGTGCCTATTGGCACAAAAAGAACGCCCGGGATAGTGCCGCATTTGTCAAGGCGATAGGATAGCGGGGAGCTTATGAGATCAGCACTACAGAAGCGAGACTATATGCGCGTCATCAAGCGTAAAGAAGGGCCGTTTAAGAGTACGAGTTCTGACGGCCGTTGGAGTGTTCGAGTGATAGGGGACATTATCTACCCGGAGAACGTCTTGAGAGATCATCAATGGTTTGAGCTCTTCTGGCGTAAGTCGGACGCATTGGCGTATATCGCAGGATAACCAAGAGAAGCCCGCAAGGGCACAAGGGGGAATGATGGCGCAGTTTATGGGAGAGGTACAGGGAAGCCGGGGAGCGGTTCATCGTCTCGGGGGTAAAGAGTCGGGGATGCGTACTCATTGCAAGGGATGGGGCTGTGGGGTTCGCGTGATTGCCCGGACTGTTGACGGCGTGGACGTGTTCAAGGTGTACCGGACCACGGGAAGCGGGGGGAATGGCTCTGAGGTTAGAATTGCCACGATCCGCAACGACAGCGAGGAGGTGCTGACATGACCGCAAAAGACTGGACAATAGCAGCAATCGCGCAGGAATTGATGTCGGCTGGTAATCACTACTTCGACCGGGAAACGTTGCGGTTCTTCGGGCAGCGTCGTAGTGACTTTCGAGTCTATACCGGCGGAGATCGTATATTTATGTTCGCCTCCGCCTCGCGGGGTTGGGACTCTCCTGGTCTGTCGAGTTTCGCGGAGTTTGTACCGCCGAAGGACGGCAAGCCAGCCGATACGGAGTCTGTCCGTTATGGCGACGATATAAGCCACTCATGGACCCGCCTGGAAGTGAAAGAGCTCGTCAAGGATCTCCGTCAAGAGTTCAAAGCGGCCGGCCGAGTGCCGTCAAGAGTCTTATAGCCCTCGAGGGGCTTTGTAACTCTAAACTAGAAGGGAGGTGGATAGCTTATGGACAAAGACGAGAAAGATATGGCAGAGGTGGCAAGGAAGAAACTCGAAGAGGCCAGCCTGAAATTATACGAGATCAGGCTCGGTGCCGATGCTACGATTCAGATGAAGGACTTGCTGGACAAGGCAAGGGAAGAGGTTGACGAGGTGCTGGAATTGCTCCGGTGCCTGGCTTCTAGCGAGTAGCGTTGTAACTCGGGAGCCCTGCGGGGCTTCCGTGTGGCAATGGTGCCAACGGAAGGAGGAAGCATGGAGACGTTAGAGATTGACGGCACAGAGGCGGGGTTCGTCAAGATGGGGCAGTGCATTCAAGCAATCAAGCGGATTCGTGGTCGCCTTGATCTTGATCTGAAAACAGCAAAAGACATCATTGACGCTTATCGAAATACCCACGGCCTACTGACAAAGCGGGAGCGGGATGCGAAAAAGATCGCCGACTACGATAACTTGTTGGCGGTGTTCGAGAGGGCCGAAACACTGGAAGCTAATATGCTTAGGCTATTACCACAAATACCGACCGAACTGTGTGCGTCTTGGATCGCTTTCAGGAACGCTATAGCCGAAGTAAAGAGGGGTTAATAACAAGGGTCCGGGGCGCTGAGGTTCAGCAACATAGACCAGAAATACAGGGACCGCAAGCGCTCAGGGGTCCGGGCAACTTGGTCCGGGCTGAAATTGAAAGGAGGAGGAATATGGATTCGGTATTGCAGATCCGGAGGTTTAAGCTAGAGGGGAAAGGGTTGCGGGGCTGTGCGGAGGGAATGTATTGTCTATTCCCTGATGCGGAAAAGGCCGTGGTGCGAGCCGAGGATCATGCCGTAAGGCTGATAAAACGGAGGGAGAAAGCGAGCACGCTACAGCAGCGGACCATCAGCGAGCTTATGGACGAGCGGGACAGCTTACTTGAGGTGTGTATCGTGGCGCATGATGCACTCTTATCCCTTCACCTCTGCGACTTGGACAAGAAACATGCAGATGGTGTGCGGGGCACGCTTAGGAAAGCCATCGACAAGGTGAAGGGGCCGGCATGACACAGATAGACTACGAGAAGGCGCTTGACCGCATGGAGGAGATTGAAAGCCTTATGGACGAGGCCACGGACGGCTTGGCCATAGCCGCGCTCATGGCGGAGTATGACCGTCTCGACGAGGAGGTCCGGGCGCACGACGATTTCACGCGGGAGGATTACGAGGACCAGATGGCGGATTTAGCTCACTCGAGCGGAGAGGAGAGGATATGATTGATTGTCAGACGTGCGGATGGGAAGGCGAAGAGGACGACTTGACGGAACACTTGGGGTCTGTCGGTTGTTGTCCGTCCTGCGGTAGCGATAACTTTCTTGATGTGGAAATAAAAGACGGAGCGACATTGATAGCAGATGAAAGAAAGAGGCAAGTCGAGGAGGAGGGTTACACGCCGGAGCATGACCAAGGCCACTCTGAAGGAGAGTTGGGGGTGGCCGGCGCGTGCTATGCGCTGGACCTTGCAATAGGGCCGGATGATGAGGTGGCTAGTTCTTTTCAGTCGCATTGCGCAGAGGCTAGCGATCAGTGTTGGCCGTGGGATCCGAAATGGTGGAATCCAACGCCAAGTGATCCGGTGCGTCAACTCGCAAAAGCCGGAGCCTTGATTGCTGCTGAAATCGACAGGTTGCAAAAGATAGCATAATTAAAGAGTTCCCCCACTCTTGAGGAGATGCCCGGACGTTGAACCAGTCCGGGCTCTCTTTTTGTCTGTCAGTCCGCCCGGGTGTCCGGGTAGAATGACATATCGCTGCGCTGTGCTTTCTCCTCTTTTGTCAGAGGCCGTAGCACCTGAAAGACGAACCCCCACCGGCTCATAGCCTCAAACATCGTGGTCTGAAGCCCCTTGAAGCATAGGTTCTTTGCGCCGTCTATGCACTCCCACTTCTCGTCACAGTGCAGGAATTGTACTCGCTCCCCCTTTCGGGGCATCCTGCGACACTGTTTGAAGTCTGCGGGGATTGGCGGCGGTCCCTCGGGCTCCACGGGTTCTGCGGGCTCGGGTTCATGGTCCGGTGCGTACTCTTCCTCCGAATCCGTGTTTTCGGGGGTTGCCTCTTCGTTCTCATTTGCCGGTGGCGGTGTCTCACTGCTTGCCTCAGCTACATTGGCCGGGGGTGGAGAGGTATCATGTGCTTCATCGTCTCCACGCTCCTCTGAGAGCGTCAAAACCGCTTGGAGTATGCTCTGATAGTCGTCATCCCCAATGAATAGGCTCCCAGACCCCTTACAGAGTGGGCAGTGCTGTGATTCAGGCCCGGGCTTGTTGATACACGACGGACAGGGCCGTTTCAGTCGTGCATCCGTTGGCGGCAAGTCGGAGTGTGGCTTTACGCCACTCGACGACGGCGCAGCCGTCTTCTCTTTCTTCGGGGGGGTTATCCCCCCTTTCTTCTCTTCTACATCTCTTCTCTTCTCTTCTACATCTAGGTTAACCGTGCCCTTAACCTTACCCTTATCGGTTTTCTTCAAGTTCGGGTTCCCTCCTTTCAGCCCATCTTGTTGGGCTCTATCAACTTGCTCGGTTTCGAGCACCATACTCGGTATGTAAATTGTTTCCCCACTTTCATCCGATTTTATGCCAATTCTGTTCAATTCTTGCAACCTTTTGACAAGTTTCTCCGCTTTTGTCACACGTTCACCAAAGGTTTTTGCGATTTCCTTGACCGAAAGAGGCAATCCGCCGTTGGTAACGGTGCCTCTGGGGGTGCCATCATGAGCGATCGCCATGAGGTCTGTAAGCAACCCTTTATGCTCCCACTTGCACTGTTTGACGTGAGGATCAGATAGCCATATCGTCGCCCAGAATTTATACCACGGATGCTTCTTCATTCAAGTATCCTTCCTATCACGGTGAGTAGGCCTGCCCCACTGATCCAGCCACAGATGTATGCGAGCTCCAGACAGAGGATGAAGAGGAGCCATTCTATCGGGGGGCGTTTCATTCCGGGAGCTCCACGTTCCAGATGCCTTGTCTGCCTCGGGCCGGGACAGGTTGTGTCAATGGTTCGACGTCAGAGAGCATCAACCCGTATCTCTTTGTATACTTACACTCAATCAACGCAGATTGACTATGCACCGGAGATAATTCAATGTGATTGTAAACGTAAGCGGTGCAGACAACTACCCCGGACGGTACATCTGTTGTCGCTTTCATCTGCTCATCAGTCAGCCATCTCCCGGCTGAATGGAAGGCCCACTTGTCCCACTTACGCCCTGCGTGAATGGCAATCCGTTGTCCCTTCAAACAGGCAAAGCGTGAGTGCGTCCGTGTCTCGATCCTCTTCCAACCCAACGCAATCCACGTCGCCCACGGTTGCCAGAGCGTGATGCACTTCATTACTCTACCGACCATTCATTCTTACACTCGTGACAAGCGAATCGCGTCCACGTGCCTCCGTAATAGTGAATTACGTGTGTCTGAGTGGAGGAGCATTTGGGACACGGTACGTGTTTCTCCTCCCCTACATCGGCGGTGGGTTTAGGGCAATCATAACCTGTGCCTGTTAGATGGTCAGCTTTCAGGTTTCCGCACAATGAACATCTCTCCCCTTCCCCGCTTTCGGGTGATGGGGTGCGGGAACACTCGACACATAGCGTAAATTCAGCAACGCATCCATCGGCAAGGGTGCCGGTATAAATATATTTGCCACACCTCGAACAATGAACGCACTGGCTCGGGTCTTCCACTGTTGGCTGTTTGCAGATATGCTCACTCATGGTTTCTTCCTCCTTTGTGGCTATGGCAACACAAACCGGCAATGACCGTACTCGCCAACGTCATTGTCGAGCCCCTGTTCTTTTCGCCACTTAATAGTCTGTCGTCGTTCCCTGCGGATTTGTGCAAGGTTCCGGCATAGCTTGTTGGGTGGCCCAAAAAAAACCGCATAACAAATCTGATCCTTACAGAACGATGCGGGCATCCCCGCTATCGTGTGCATATAATACACGCCTTCCCCCTTACCCTTACCCATACTCATCTCCCTCCTCGGTTAGTTCTGAGGGGCGCGGCAGGAGTCGAACCTGCGATGGTACCACCAGGAACCGTCCCCGCGCCTTACTCTTCGACGTCCTATCCTCTGACAGCTTCGTGTGGTTTCTTACCGCCGCTCTTGGCGTTCCCGCCGACCTTCCGGGTAGACTTGGGCTTCTTTTTGGTGGCCTGAGTCTTACCGTCCGCTGTCCCCTCGAACCCGAGACCCTTCTGAGGATCCTTCGTGACCTTGTCGTATTCTTTGTACTCCCCGGGAACGGGCTTTATCACCACTTCCCTGAAATGCTTGACGATAATCCCCTTACCGCATTTCTCATGCGGACAGACGATCTCCAACGTAAACGTTGCTGCGGTTGACTTGGTATCTTTCTCCTTACCCATCATTATCCTCCTGGTTTTTCACGGAACAATGCCTCAGAAGGGCATGTGTCCCAATGTACTCGAAAACACTGTACCATCTTCCATTCACCATTCAGGGTCATGACATAGCGGTTTTCCGGCTCTGCATCCACGAGGATATTCTTACCCTCGGTATTGCGGATCCACGCCACCTCTTTCTTGCAACCCTTACACTTGGTGAAGTTCATATATCCTCAGTCCTGTCTTATGGCATTTATTGATGATGTCGATTTTATCAGTACGCCCGATCTCTTTGAAATACGCTCGGATGTCACTGATACGGCTCGTGTACTTCAGTGCGATTTCTGCCAGTCTCCGGTTCGTTACGGGACCGCGCTCGAGGAGCGCAAGTATCCGCTCGCACTGTCCAGACAAGCGGGGGCGCTCGTCTTTACTGATATGATAATCAGCAGCGACCACCCCCTTTGTCTCGAAACCGAAGTCTTCTTGCTTCACTGTATTAGTCTTTCAGCAGGCCTTCGATTGCTGATTGTCCACCGATGCGGAGCGCGACGCCGGCAAGGTTCTGACCTCTCAGCATCCGTCGCCAAAAACGTTTGATGGGTGGCACATCTGCCGCCATCCTTCTCTTTGGATCGGTGATGGTGTGGAGGATTTCGTTTATCTCCTTTGCCTCGTTGGACGTAGACGCCGCCTCCATCGCTTCTTTAACCAACACCTTTGGCGCGACTGACTCGGACTCCTCAATCGCAGCGAACACGGTTCGCCCGACCTCCATAGCGCCTTTCAGCTTTTTCATCAGGTCTTTCTTCCCGGAGCGTTCTAAGATCGTGGTAATCACGGGGATGATCGCTACCAAGATCACAACCCACAACGGGTACGTCTGTACCTCAGCGTCAGGCGCGACAACGCCTTGCGCCAGGGCCACCGCCCCTACACACAGCAACGCCACCACAAACAACAACCTCAGATACTTCATACGTCACCTCCCTTTCTGTGGGGCCAACGTCATTTCGTTGTGTCCCCGGTACCAGTAAAAGTCCGCCTTGTCTCCCTCGAAGTCCGTCACCGCATCTATCATCTTCCCATCAGTGAATTGATTGAACACTCGATTGATACCACCGCAGATCAAGAGCAGGTCGCACTTGTCGCAGGGGTTTTCCTTGCACTCTGTTTTCTGTGAGTTCAGTTGACACCACTCAATCGAGGTGGTGAGGTCTTTCTCGATGCAATAATCCCACTCCCACGGATCGAACAAAACATGAAGGCAGTTACAAACACAACGCCGGTACTGCTCGGCAACCATGCACATAGGGAAGCATCTCAGGTTCACGCCGATGCCGTACTCCTCGAGCAATCCAATCGCATCCGGCAGGATCCGCTCAACGAACCGTAGGTTTGCAATCACGCTCATGGATTCTGCTTTGTTCTCGTCCCACCCGAAGCCTAGGTGTGGGTTGAAGTTGATAAAGTTTACTGCGGTAATATACTCGCGCCAACTCAGAATCATATCTGCGTAATCAATTAGGTCTTCTTGATTCAGACGGTTCACAACGCAATTAGCTCGTATGTTCGCAGAGTCTCCAATGGTCAAGATAGTTCGCGCCTGTAATTTCCTAGCACCGGGGAGTTCGACAAGTTTATCGTGTATGCTAGCAGTTCCGTGCATGGACATAAGCCAATCCGTCACGCCGGCATCCACGAGTTGTTCGATTTTCTTGATGCTGGCGACTCCGTTGGTGATGATCTCGCAGGACATCCCCTGCTTGCGGACGTACTTCACCAGGCGCACGATCTCAGGATACATGGTCGGCTCGCCGCCGGTTACGGTGATGTGCTTGTTACCGCGTGCCTTGGCACCGTCGATCTGATCTTTGGCGACCTCCCACGGTTCCACAGATTCCAAGTCCTTGAGTTTGTAATAACAGAACTTGCACCGGATGTTGCATTTCCTCGAGGGATCACAGACGGCGCGGTCGGTAGGGGTTGGGGTTATCATTGTTTTAACCCTAGAGCAGAATGGACGCGATCTTTCTCACTGGCCATCTGATCCGGTTCGATGGAAAATTGCAACGTCTGGAAAGTCAAGTCTCTGCCACTCTTCCGATCTTTTCGTTTATACGGATAGAGGCCGATTGCACATTGGTCTCCGTAGTCATAGGCAAGCATGACAGGGTTGCTCCCCGGAAATGCCACCTCAAACCGTCTCAATAGTTCAGCTTCTAGTTTCCTGTCTTCCATCAATCCACTCCTTTCATAACGCAGCACTCAGGATTCGCGCAAGGATACCCCGTAATCTTCCTGTGATGTATCCGCTGAAGCATGTCCTTGCGATCGTCACCGTTCCAGAGATCAAGCATGTGATTCTGAAGGATGTTCCCGTAGACAAGGTTCTTCTGCGTGTCATCATACCCGCACGCATCGACGTCACCGTTCGGACATATCCAGATGATGTTGTTGAGCAGGTTACTCTCCATCTTCGGACATGGGTATAGAGGATTGTCAGGCGTGTCGGGATCCATGCGCTCGGCCCACAAACTCTGATTGATTCGGTACACTTGTAGCGGTCCACGCAGCGTCAAGCCCTGGAAGTATTCAAGTATATCCGGGTATTCATCCCGCTTAATAAGTTCGATCTCCCAGGGCTGAAACACTGAATGTAAAGGCTCTTTGTGTAAGACCTTGCGACATAAAGAGTAATAGTCAGGCAAACTCGAGTATCCGATGACGAATTTACAGCTACGGCGATCGGCCTCCGCGAAGTAGCTCATGTTGCTGAGGACGTCTACCCCGTCTACCTGTGAGATTGCGCTGATGATTCCGGGGTCCAGAGAATCCAAGCGGGTGTAGACCTCATCGAACAGTTGCTCCCGCACGATTCTATCTACCCTTTCTTTCGTCATCGGCGCAAAGCTCGAGTAGAAACATATCTTTTTGTTCGGGAAGTCGCCACGGAGTCGACGCACCCACGGGAGAAAGTTCGGGTTCATGAACGCATCGCCATTGCCGGAGGTCTGTATGGTCTCGAAATCCACATGATGCAGTTGTGTGAGCGCACAAAAGAATACGTCCTCTGTCATCAAGGGGATGTTCAGGGAGCCCCGGACCTTGCTACAGATCATGCAGTTCGCTCCGCACTTGTTGGCGAAGTTTAGCTCGATCTCTTTTATTTTGTTATTCATGAATCCTCCTGTGGGACGTTCGGTGGACGGAGGACCGCAATCACCTGTGGGGCGTTACGCTTGCACGGTTCTCCTGTGTCTACCTCCAGCCAACGTACCTGTCCTCCATATCGTATTTCTGCCTTAGCTTGCATTAGCAGATGGATACTCCACGGCACAGGCAGTACCAGTACGCTCGTATTCCCCTTATCCCTCTCTGCGATTGCTTTCCTTGCAAAAGCGGCCGGTCCTCCGTGCGGTGCGTCGGATTTGAGAAATGGGGGATTGACATAATTCGTGTGGCCCCACGGGATATCAAGACTGTTGTATCCCTCCGGCCGTGGGCAAGGGCACGGGTCAAAGTCAAAGCAAAACTCAGCATCTAAAGACTTGTAGAAATCAGGTGGCGTTAGCCAATACCGTGGTTTATCTTTCATCACACCCTCTCGTTGGACCCTGGCCAGTTGACGGGTTGATCCCACCCTATATGAAACATATATTTCTCGGACAGGTTCGCACGCCTGTACCCGCCCTGCCAATACTTCCTCGCAAGCGCACGATCGAACTTACGCGTCATTGCGCTCTCGTCATACTTACCCATCCACCGGATTGTAGGGATATGCTGAAGCCCCGGGTTCAGGGAATACCCGAACCATCTCCGGTCTGCTCTCATGGCCTGCTCACGATCGTTTTCAGTCATACCCATGTGAGTATCGAAGACGTGCATGTGATACTCGAGATCGCCCGACTTCACAAACGGGGCTTCCTTCCAGTGTCTCAGTACCACGTTCTTTACCTGCTCATTGTCGTGCGCGATGTCGAGAGCTTCACGGATGAAGTGACCCTTGCGACAATAGTACCAATCATCCTCGTTATGAAACGCCCACTCGGTATTCACATGATCGAAGAGGTTGTTCAGTGACGCGGCCTGCCCCGGGTTCGTTGCCGAGACGATCTTCAGGAAGGGGAACTGCTCTTTGATGTACGCCAGGTCTTCAGGGCTCGAGCGATCGTCATTGACGATCCATTCCTTAATCAAGTCCTGATCGAGACAGCAATCAACGAACGTGTGCATGGTACGCATGAAGAACCCGAGCCGCCGCCCCATTGTCATTGTGTAGGTTACGCGGGGGTGGTGATGGCCTCCGGCATCAAGCGCAAGGTCGTGGTTCTCTATCCTCTGAGCGAGTCCCTTATCTGTTCTCATACCTACCTTATCCTCCCGCCGCCCGCTGCAAACTCAGCCCGGCTGATGTCGGGCAACTCAAACACGTAATCGGCTTTCGTTCTCCACACGGAACGGCAAGTGCGACAGAACACGGCGGAATAGTCGCTAGAAGTGCAGCGGTACCCGTTAAACGCTGAGTAGTTACAGCAACGGTCGATTACGGCCCAATCGCGTTTGTCCTTTGGGCACTTACAGCGGATCCCTGAACTCATACCGGTGACATCCTCCCATTCCACTTCTCTAAAAACACAGCCTCGTTATGCTCCCAAATATCGCCCTTCTGATTCTTCATCTCGTTTGTGTGTATCAGCGGGCACTCGTTATTGATGACGAACTCGTATTTGTGGCTCCTCTGATGGTACTGAAAACACATATCCGTATCCTCGAACCCCGAGCCGATATACAGAGGATCAAACCTCAGCCCTATGTCGCGCATGGCGATCGCGGAAGACGGCAGTACCTTCCTCTCGACGTAGGCCCACTTCTCTTTCGTATCGTAGTTGTCGCCACTGTTAGGGGCCAGAGTGCCGTCAGGGTTCTTGAGCCTTGCCAGTACCATGCAGACCTTATGATCTTCCTGTATCGGCTCCACAAGCCTACTCAGCCAACCCTTAAAGAAGCCCTGCATGTCATCGTCGATCATCACGATAATAGGCGAATTTGCGATCTCTAAGCCGTAGTTCCGGTTCTTAGCAGCCGAGACCTGCTGACAGGTGGCGATGATCCTGTGAGGCTCACTGGTGACGTCCTCGAGGGCGTCAATGAGGGGGCGTACATCTGCTAGGGGCTTGCATGTGGGGATGATTATGTCGATCGTGAGTATCTTTGCCTCCATAGCCCTGTACGTCTCTGGGGAAAAGTAGGATACCTCGTCTATTATGTTCAACTCAAGAGGCTCCTTATCTTGAGCCTTCAGCTTGTTTAATTCCTCTTTGGTGTACTGACTGTTCATACCGCCGTGACCTCCTCGCTTCTGATGTAATCCAGCGCACCAACGATCTGCTCAACATCTGAACGGTCAAACCAGTCACCTATCCGCACATGCTCTACGCCTTTGTGTCCGCTAACAGTAAGGGCACTCACGATAAACGGATATTCTTCAGTGTTCATACCGTGTTCCATACGGTACTTCGATGCCTGACCGTTGGAGCCTGAGAAGATGAACATTTTAGGTTTTGTCATGTTCTTTATCCTTTGGTATTATTATCAACTGCGGATCGCCCGTGACGGGTCGCTCGAAGCGGATTGTCCCTTCTTGGTTGTCGATGATTGTGCTGAATCCGATTGAGGCCATGCCTGGTCCCGTCCTACATATCGCCCAGAAGCGCAACTGTGCCTCTTCGTCTGTCTCTCCTGGTCGTGGCTTCCGTACCTCCGCCTCCAACTCAAGACGTTTGAATACACGCTCACGCCAGGCATTGACAGTTGCGTTCATTCGGCCCCCAACAATAAAAACAGAATGACCATGTGTAACATCTGATCTATCCCGACCGTGAACCAAAACCAATAGTTATCGTAAGACCTACATATTTTACCATCGTACATTAACTTGCCGAACACCCTCCATATCGTCAGGTCAATAACGGCATGGGTTAAGGTGTACAGCAAGGGCCACAGGTAGCACTCGAAACTGCCACACCGAGCCGACCGAAGCGGCACATGAAACGCAACATAGGCAAAGAAGAATACTATGAGACAGTGTTCAATCATTTCCGGCAACCTCTTCGATTTATTTACCGCTACTCGTCTTGACTGAAATATCCAATCGCCAAGAAAGTGACTAACGATTAGCGCTATTGCCCGCATCATCGCCGCCTCCGAAACACCACGATCTGCCTATCACCCGTACCGCTCGGTCCTGTGCGGACAAGCTCAAAGTCGTTAATGAGGAAACGTGCGTGTTCCTCGATCGTATACAGAGTCCTGACATGGGCTGACCACTTATTCTGTTCAGCCAGAGCCCCGGCCGTATTGTGTTTAGGATTGTTCAGATGCCACGGGCCGTCTATCACGAGGATCAGGCGTGCCACCTCAGCTACCGTATATAGGAAATCGAACGGATTGGTGTTGGCCTTCACGCAATCGTTGAAGCCATGATGATGCACGCCACCACAGTACACCACATCATACGGTTCGGAGCCTTCTAACCACTTCCAATCCACACACAGAAAATCTATGTTCTTGGACTCGTGGGCCTCGACCAGTTTCTTCGAGAAGTCCACGTACTTCTTGATAGGTTCGATACCCGTGAGGTTCTTGTACTGCCGCCTGAGATGCAGAGGCAGAAAACCTTTGTTGCTCCCCACGTCTAGGAACTCACCGGATCCCTGCATCATCTCGGGGGCTGTCTCGTTCAGGCACTCTACGCGTCTCTTGAGATCGCCAGTAGGTTTCAGGGTCTCAGGGTCAAAGTCGTAGTTCGGCGGGTAGGCGAGGTCCGCTATGTCCTTCTTAACTGCCGCAAAAAGCTGCGCGGATTTTTTCTTCTTGTCTGGTGATGACATCATTCTCCTCCTTTGTAAAGTTTTCCCTGAACCATGTGGTCGAGTGCTTGCTACCGTTCCTGTCTGACCAATTCTCTATCGGTACTATCTCTATGCCGAAAGACATACAGCACGCCAGCCGATGAGCGCCCTCTATGATCTGCTCGTTCCTACCGAGGATGATAGGAGTTCCCCTATTGAATCCTATTCCTGCAAAACTGGCAATTAGGCGAGGAAGCCGCATCGGGTCATATCGAACATCTCGCCCCTTTGCGAGCGTAGCCATGCGACAGAGTTGTAGCTTTTCGTACAAAGGTAGAATCTTTCCTGTATCCTTCCAATGCTCAACTGCCATGAATCGCACAATAACATCGCGCCGGATACACTGACCATCCACGAACAGGGCCTTCTTCAAGAGTTCCCTCAGCGGCATCTCGGAAAAGCTAACATCGTGTTCCTTTCTCACTTCCCGTAAGTGCGGGCCGGGGTCGTATTCGCCGAGGTCTGTTTTGTCCTTAAAGTAATGCGAGTATTGGGAATCCTGAAAACACTTCAAAACGGCATCATAGTTAGTGACGGTGTTTCTGCGAGATTTCGTTCTCTGCCTTTTCTGTGGAGAATTTAACTCGCAGTGTTCAAGGCCGATGAAGTCAAGAATCTCAGACCAGATACAATCATGTTCCTGCAACATTTCTTCGTAAGATGTTTCGTGAAGTACCGGAAACTGATACCTTGTCCCTTTACACCATCTCTCATATTCTTCAATTAAAAGCCCTAGCTTCTCAGGGTCAAGCTCAAGGGTGTCATGTCTGTACGGCAAGTCACGGGCTTCCTGCCCCGGAACGCCGCCCTTCTCCGCCTGCTCCACAAGCCCGACGGAAATTGTAATGTCAACGGGATTCCTCGTAAGAAGTATCGCTTTCGTATTCTGCGTGAGCAAGTAATCATTCACCCCTTTATCCCAATGCTGAAAGTGATAGGTGAAGACATAGACATCCCCGGAAGAATCTTTGTCGGATGTTGTCATTTGTTCCAGCGCGTTTATCTTCTTTGACAGCCTATCCTCTTCAGGGAAATCTCTGTAATGCGGGGGAGAAAGTACATCCCTGCCGTTTACGCAACGAGGATGACCGGCAATAGCCTGAATCAGCCATCGGCTACCTGATCTACCGCACGAAATAACGGGGACAAGTATTGTTGGTTTCTTCTTACCCATTGCCGTCCACCTTTTCAAAGACCGCCAGCGACCATACCTCTTTATCCTTATGCCGAACCACGCCTATGTTCTGAGCTAAGTCGTTTACAAGCCTTTGGGTTCCGGGGTGAACCTTATTGTTATCATGAAAAACAAACCACCCGCCCTGTTTCACTCTCGGCCACCAAGCGTTAAAATCCGCCCTCACCGCTGGATAAGTATGGCTTCCATCAATAAAAATCAAATCCACGTCCTGACATGATTCCGGCAGTTCGTAAGTTAGCCCTTGCACCATCTCTATGTTTGTGTACGGACTCAGCTTTTCCTTTACTTCATCATACGTTGCGGAAGCATTGCAGTTTGCTACAATTCCGTTTATCGTTTTGTTTCCATGTGCAAACAAGTCTATGGTAACAACCCTCTCCGCACCTAGAGACATCGCAAACGCGCTATATCCCCAAGCAGTTCCCAAGTCAACGCAAAGCCTTTTTCCTTGTGACATTTTATACAAAACCTCAAGCTCTGTTATGTTAGTCCATGTACGACCCCATGAACGCATTGGAGTCATGAGCTTGTGGAACGAATCCGATGCAATGTATTCTTTACCCATGTAAATCAGCCGGGTCTACCGGCTCTCCGTTGTTGTCAAATTCCCACATCACACAGGCCTTGGGGTTTACGCAGCAGTACGGATGGGTACCATTACTGCGGTTCCGCACGTCCATCATAAACCCCGTAGCCTTCTGAGATTTCCACACATCAACCATCTTATCCTCGAGGACGTTCCCCAGGATGAACCTGCACTGAGCATCATCGTATCCGCAAAACCCGATGTCCCCATTGGGGTAGACGTATATCTGTCTCGACATATCGCCGGGCCAGTTCTCAGGGAGACGCGGACACGGGTAATGCGAGAACTCACAGTCTATCCTCTCAGCCCACAGCGAGATTCCTGTCTGCCGTGTGCGGACACCGAGAGGACCATCCATACCTCCGAAGCGCCTCTGTATGTCTTCCCATTCATCCTTGAGTTCAACATCTTGCAACCTGCCCCAGTACGTCGGCTCTTTCCCTAGCACCTTCTTACATAGGTCACGGTAGCGATACAGCGGAAGGTGGAGAACGCACACGGCAGCGTGATCGTTGAACCTCTCGAAATAGTCTATGTTCGCCAACACATGAGATAACTCTAAGCCTGTAGCTTTCTCGTATATTTCCGGGTCGAGAGAGTCTATGCGTATCTCGATCTGATCTAGCAGACGCTCAAAAAGGATGCGTTCGGCAATACTACCTTCTAGCATATATCCGTTCGTGTAAAGACAGCGGTGACAGCCCGGCGATTCCTCTTTGAACATGCGGAGCGTGCTTAGGAATTGCGGGTACATGAAAGCGTCACCGTCACCGCCAAACTGAATCACAGGCTCGTTCCCCATCTTGTTGACTTGTCGCACTACTTCCCACAGAACCTTAACGTCTGCAAAGTGTCTGTTGTTCCCGCCGTGCGCTTTCGAGCATACCACGCAGTTAGCCGTACACTTGTTGCTCAGGTGAAGTTCTATGGTTTCTATCATCTCGTTTTCCTCACAACGCCACACCATCCCATAGTCGTGACGTACTCAATATCACGACGGCCTCTCACTTCATTGAACGCGCGAATCACGCCCGGGTACAGTTGCGTGAAATCGTGAAAGATGATATGCGCTCCCACCGCGAGCCCCCTGAACCATGCGTGGAATACGTCTATCGTGTCTTCGTAATCGTGCTGAACGTCTATGAAGAGAAGTTCCGGTTTCGGGAGATAATGAAGGCCATCACGCCCGTCTCGAGTAAGCACTTCGACATTCGGAAACCGCGCCAACTCCCGACGAGCATCCTCTTCTGAGTTGCCATTCCACTTGTCGAGAGTCACCACGTCGTCCGCCCCTAGCGACATAATAGCCGCCGACCTTCCTTTGAATGTGCCTGCTTCTATTACGCGTTTAACGTCGTCGCTGTACTTCAGCAAGCACTCGGCATCTTTCCTAGACAATGAGCCTGCCGGGAGCTTCAGGTCAGGGTACTGCTCAGGCCACGGATTGTCAGCTTTGTCAATGTCCAATGATTCTGTCATATCATATCTCCTAGCACTTAACGAAAATGGCCAATGAACCAACTTCTGCTTTCGGCAAGCGGACCATCAGGGGGTGTTCCCGCTCCGCCTCTGCAATCACCTGACGTACTCCGTGATGCTTACCGTCTGCATCGTGGAAAATGATATACCCGCCTTGCACTACCTCGGGCCACCAGTGGTCAAAGTCCTTCTTGACGCTCTCATAGTTGTGACCGGCATCAATGAACAAGGCGTTCGTTCGTTCCGTCTGCCCTGCAAACAAGTGAGTGTAGCCCTGCAAGAAACCTATGTTGCTGTAGCGATTCAACACCTTCGCCACGTCCTTCACGGTCGTACCGTCTGACCACTCCGCAGCCTCCTCGTGACCTTTCTCTTTCAACAGCTTCTCGTACAGATCAATCGTGAACACCTCGTCCACGGCAAGAGAGAGGACCACAGACATGCGCCCACGGTATGTACCGAGCTCCACAGCGTGCGGGAGCCCACGCAATAGCGTGTAGAGAGCGTACTCCTCCTCCGTGGTGCATAGTCCCGGTGGTAGATAGTCGTCCATGATGGGCTTCCCGTCGAGCGCTTCGGGGATCCCCTCAATCCATATCTTCTCGATCGACTTCCAGAGGTGCGCCACATGCGCAAAGTAGTGAAAGTCCGTGACTCCGGGGAGCTTGTCGTATTTCTCTTTTATCCACCACTCCACGTCCGGCTCCGGTATGTCACCATCAATGAGATCGCCAACGAACGAGCTCATGATCTTCTCTCTGATCGCATCCATGCTCTTGCGTACCGCCGTGAAGTGGTGCATCCTTACGTCATACATCATGCACTTGTCCTTTACGCCAACGCCCCGTGCCCCCTCCAGGGCCAAATTCGCATCGCGCACGAAAATAACGGGGCGACCTTCTGCCGGCACGATGCGATAAAACGGTGTCTTGATGTAGATATACATGCCACACATGTACGCAGACCTGCTCGGGTGGTCTGCGATGAACTTGAGGGCTTTCTCGATTTCCCACGGATCCCAGACCTCATCGGTATCAACGAGCATCACGAGATCGTATTTGAGGTTGTTCTCGATATAGCTTATCCCTGCCTCGTACTGCTCCGTCTGATTCCGCACGGACACGTCTATATGAATAATCTTGTCGTCCGGGTCAGGCATAGATTCTATCGCGGGCCTGACGGTGTTGCCAGTCTGCCCGGTCCAGCTTACGTCCGAGTGAACCATTACTATCTTATCCATGAAAGGATAGATGCTTTCCACGGAGGCCTCGGCGAATTCGGCTCCCGAGAAAGTCTTATACAACGCAACGATTTTCATAGCAGTTTCTCTCCACAGCAGTTCAAAGGAATCGTATGTACATGACCACAGTACTTGCACTTTCTCACCGTGATTTCACACTCCCTGTATTTTTTCATCTCTTCGTCCAAAAGCTCCTTCATTCTCTGCGCTATCTTCGGGTCTTTCGCAGCAGCAATCCACGGGGCTAGTATTGCGTCGCTAATCTCTTCGTGGGGTATGGTGTTAATCTTCAACGGCTCCGCGTCCTTCATGTTCCCCAACTCTTCCGGCGTCCACTGATCAGCCTTGGTCGTTTCGCAATCACACTTCTCTTCCGTAGGATAGCGGAGCCGCGAACACTTATCGCAACTAATCCATTTAGTTTTCGGACTCCTCTCCATCAGGTAGGTCAGACAATCAATGACAGGTCCAAGCCTCTTCGCAAGCTGATTGTATAAATCTATGTAGCCCTGCGGACTCAAAAAGGTTGTCACGGCCCCGCTTACTCCAAGAATGGCAGGTTTGTTCGGTACTGTCGGTTTGTCTTTCATTCGTTCAACCCAACGTTCCGCATAGTTAGATCAATCGGCTTGCCGGCAGTGATGACCTCGTAAGGTCTCAACCCAAGCTCGGCTTGCCATTTCGCAGATTCGAGGGCGTGCTTACGATCTGCCTTCTCTGCCTTGTGTGCGTACACGCTACTCAGTATCGAGTGCAGGTCCATATAGTCAGGCCTCAACTTCACTCCTTCAGAGGCCCAGATCAGAGCTTCGTCATAGTCCTCGAGTTTGATGTAGCACACCGAGAGGATGTAGTGCATCTCAAGGTATGGAGTTTTCTCAACTTCGATGCCTTTCTGAGCGCACAGATTCAGCGTGCGCCTACCGGCCGTGATCGCTTCCGCCCACTGCTCACAGCACGCACGGCTCTTTGCGTACTCGTACCAGACGTGGATGTTGTTTGGCTCTTCCTGTATCTGCAAGCGATACAGTTCTGCCCGCCCATTTTCCTTCTCGAGCATAACGTCCTTATTCGCGTATCCCATGTGCTCGATGTGAAACAAGCTCATTTCGCCCATCTTGTGCGGGTCGAAGCCGGCGGGCACCTCACCGATACGGCGCGTGAACTTCGTCTTCTCTCTTAACACCAACCGATGCGGAGAGGAGACAGAGCACTCCGTTTGCTGATCGTCGGACCAACTCCAGATCGGTATGCGGAACGCCTCCACTGCTGTCTTCTCGAGTATCTGCCTGATTCGTGTCGCGGAGGCATCGAGTACCAAACGCTCATCAGAATCTATACAGAGTGCAAACTTCGCATCGGACATATCAAGAGACTCGTTCCGAGCTTCGCTGTAATCCGTGAGACACGCAGGAGTGCGGAACCATCTGATGTTATCGCACAACTGCTTACAGCTTTGTATCGTATCGACCGGCTCTTGCCGTGCGATGATACAGGCGTCTATTAGGTTACTCATATATCCCTCTCTTCCAACATGGCGTCGGCGATTGCCAAGCGTATCTCAGCAATAGTCGCGGCAATTCCCTTCATGCTATCCATCGGCTCATCAGCGTACAGAAACATATAGATGTTCCACGCCTCGTCGGCGTTTCCCGCAAACCAATCACGGAGGGGCATCTCCTTAGCTATCGGTATTCCTTTATCGCTCATTATTCATCCCTCCAAGAAATCGTGATCTTTGCTCCGGGCTTATCCCCGTACACCTTCGTTTGTCTCTCGTCACAGATGAGACAATCATCTTTCCAGATGATTCCTGTCAGTGCATCTTCAGTTCCACGCATCAGCTTGAGAGCGTCAGGTGCTATACTGTGACCGTGTGGCGCATCAGCCCTGAGCTCGTTCGAGAACTTCCCTGTCCGATAGTGTTTTTTTGGACGTGGCATGATGAAACAGCAAAAGACCTTGAGCGGTAGATCAAGCAGGGTTTTTGGTGCAGCAAGGCGACCAGCCTCCGCTACGGCCCTTTTCCATGTCTTAATGTGCTTGGATGCGTCCGTCACTATTGCCCTGCAATGTTTTGAGCCGAGGCATTTACCGGCAAGTACGCAGTTCTGTACCGCGCCATCAGTCACGTCCATTGGCGGCGCTTCGGGCAACGAACATGTCATCATCTCTTCGGGGGCTTCAATGTCAGCCCTTGGAATGATATACGCAGACTTGCTCCCGGCTGGTCTGGGGATGCCGAATACCCTGATGGTTATCTCGCTCATGATTCAGTCCCCGCCGACATGAAGACCAACAGCACGATACACAGCGCCGTACCCTCGAGCCAATGGCCGTATAACATATAGCAAGCCTTCCAAATGATGAACGTAACAAACGTCCCGAAAAGAAGATGGGGCCAGTTATGACGCAAGTTAGCAGTGCGCCATGCTGAACCCCACCTTTGGCCAAGAGAAGCCACGATCATTTCTCCAACACAACCAGGATGTCATTGAAGAGAGCGGCAGGAATATCGTTGACACTCTCAATCCCGTGATCTTTTTTCAGCATCGCATGAACATCGTCTTTCGGCCAATCGTTTGAACCAGCCACGGCCCAGAACTTCTTTACCTGCGCGGGGCTGATGACGGGAACTATCGGTTTCTTTTCCTCTACCGGTGGCGGAGGATCCTCAGTTTCGGCCTCCTCGATCGGAGGAGCGCTTAACTTCCTCCTAGAACCGTCAGCCATGCCCTTAATTTCATCGCCCGAAATAGACTCCTGCGCGATGCGCGGGAACTGATACTGGTCATCCGTCTCGATAACAGTCCTCAGTTCAGAGGAAAAAGGCAACCATTTCGAGTGACGACGGAAGACAGTCTTTTTCCACATCTCGCCAGGGTGATTATTCCACGGGCATTTCTTCTTTTTACTGAGCCATGCTTTCCACGCGGCCGACTCGTCCCGGGTCGCTTCGATCTCAGACTTACCCATGATCTCGAAACTCTCAGTTCCGTCCTTGAACTTCACATAGGAGTAGGCGGCATACATATCGCCACGAGGTTCCCGGCGGTTGATCTTGTGTTTCGTGACCTTCCCCATGCTCTCCTCGAACTCATCGTTATCGCAGACAATATCCGCATGAACATCTGAGACCTCGCCAGAGCGACGAACACAATCCACCAAACCCTTGTAATCAACTATCAGGGTGCACTCTTGACCGTAAGGTATTAAGTGTGCTCTACGGCCGTCAGGCTCAAGGCCCATCCCGGACAACTGAACCATGCAGTTCCAGATAGACATGATGGTGCAGTTCTTGAGCTTCGGGGTTCTGGACATAGCCGTGTTTGCGATCCGCAAGAACCGCTCCGCATCCAAATGTTTCGGGGCCGCTTTCTGAATGGCCGCGACTATATGTTTGGATGTGAACAACTCCTCGATCGTCTTTGGCGGATTCGCCGCCGTCAGCACTTCACCTTCTACCGTTTTCGCCGGCAGGTTCTCAGACATTTTTCTCCTCCTTCTTGATTTTCTGTATCTTTGCTGTCATACAGGTTTTAGGCACTATCGCGCCCGCTTTTTCCAGGGCCGCAAATGCCTCTTTCCGCGATGAACCCATCTTGCCTTTCGGGGCTCTCCCGCCTATCAGATCGCCGATCGGACCCTTGGCGATCGCGCAACACGACAACACATCTTCATCACTGAACGCATAATCCTTTTTGAGAATCGCCGCTGTCTGTGGTGTGTAAATCACAGGCTTGGTGTTCTTCTCTGCCATGACGAGCTCAGTACCATCTCCGAAGTCCAAGCCGCCGGCCGTAGCCGCCCGCTCTTCGGTACGGTTCTGCCAACTCTCCACGGTCTGAATTATCATAGCCGCCATCGTCCACGCTGTTTTCAGTTCTTCCTTCACCAACGCATCAGCCGTTTCTTTGTGGAGTATAAGATCACGGCCCGTCGCCATCGCCTTGTTGCGAGCAACACAGTTGATACTTCTACGACAATAAAGGCAGTGTTTCCCAACGGTGAATTTCTTGCCGTCCCACTTCATGATCGTTCGGTCCACGTCCGCAAGCCACTTCTCGTTATCCTTCCGCGTCCATGTCCATTTCTGTAACTCGAGATCACGAGCCCAGAAGATCAGCGCCACGATCGTCTGTACTTCAGGCATCGTGGAAAAGATGAGATGAGCATACGAGCGCATCTGATGTTGATACTCCGTGGTGACTCGACCGGTCTTCAGGTCGGGCAGAATAACGGTATGCTCTGCGAGAATGTGTCCGACAATATCAGGAGTCCCGCCAAACTCGAATGGTTCGTTCGTGTCCAGACGTTCTTCTGCAACCCACTCCTCAACGTTAAACTCTGATTCCAGTACCTCGACGAAGCGCATGGATGCGTAACTCAGGAACCCCACCTCTTTCGGCTTGACCTCATGACGTCCACAAACCTCATCGAAGTTATACTCTTCGTGCTTGATCTGATGCTTCATGATGTCGTGCGCGGCCCTGCCGACGTCCGCAGGACCACCCGGAGGGCCGTCGCTGTGAATGGATATAACTTGGTCGTCCTCATCAAGATACGCAGACGCTCCGCAGTTCATGTGACACGGCATCGAAGACGGTCTGAGAGTTATCATGATGGCCCTCCTACTTTGAGTATGACTTCCCCCTCATCCATCGGAACGTGCTGTCCTTCCGCGATTCGCAAACGGAACATCGCTCCGTGTTTCGTGGTTTTTGTAACAATCGCCCAACGCTCCTTCTTGAATGTCATCCAAGAAGCCCAATGGTTCAGTGCGCTCTCAGACCACAGCCACTTCGTAACGATAAGACCATACATGGTTAGATTACCCATTATGTGTTCCTCTATGATTGAAGCCCCCTAACCTACCTGGCTCCGGCGCGATCACACCGGAGAGGATCATCGGCTTCGGGGGCATGTTTACGGTTTGACTTGATCGCGTTTCAGCCAGTCTCATTTCCTCTCTCCTCCTCTACTCAAAACTCTCAACTTCCGTGAACAACATACTGGCAGTTCTTGATTTGTCAAGAGCTTAATATCCGAAAAACAGACACGGGAATTTTAAGTGAGGGGAATTTCGATACTTAGATGCGAAAAAAAACTTCGCTTACGGAGCTAATCAAAGGAATCTCGCAACGATTCCCATTCTGCTTCTACCGGAGGTGATGGTTCAGTTTCTCTGTGCAACTTAAACTCAATCATCAATTTCTGATGTTCGTGTTTGAATCGTTTAGCTTCTTCTCTCATTGCATCTTGCCTCTCCTGCACAGTAAGAGACAAATCGTTTCGGATGCCCACCATTCGACCATTAAATTCTCTTTCAATGCCATTGATGCGTTTGTGCAATCGGCGACGCTCAACCTGTGGGACAAAAGCCGTGGTCTTGACCCCGAAGATATTTCGCATTATCTCCCACCAATAATCGTAAGGAACGCCATTGTAGTCGGTACGTCCCTCTGCGGCGGAAACAATCCTCTTGCCTGCATACGCTGGCGGAACCAATGGCGGAAGTAGCTGATTAGCCATAAAATTAGATTTCTCTCCAAAAGTTTTGAGTGTTCGATTAGTCACCGGATCTGTGATCTCGCCTGTTATTAGTGCTTGTGCTCCTGGAATAACAGTTGTCAAGACGGGGTTGCCTAAAAAACCCATGAGTTTACCAAATGCTCCGACTTCGCCTACCTCTCCAAACGGGAACGTGAACGCCATGTCTATCACGCGGACATTGTTGTTCTTGTCTTTGAATGGCGTAATGTACTGGAAATTAGGCAACAGCCCCGGTGCTATCACGCCCCGCCGTCTCTTCTTTGCTAAGGCAACGTCCTTCTCGCTCATACCATGCTTTTGTATGGAGTAAGATTCTACAGCCTCAAACAGCATGGGGTACTTGGCGAAAGTGAGAGGTCGTTTGACTATAGTTTCTAGGACTCTCGGAGTCGCTTTATACTGAAACGTAACGAACGGAGAACCCCACCACGCCTGTCGCGCCGTCTTTACGGCTGACGGAATAGCATTGTAGTTAAACAACCACTTCTGAGCTTCGCTTGCCGCAACTCCCGGTCCATTACCACGATACGCCATCTCGTGTATGAATTTCGCTAGTTTAAAAACTTGCTCCTCTTGCTGATATATTTTAGCAATCTTGGCGGCTCCGGTGTGTTTGCCAGCAATTTCTACCAATCGCTCAAGCATAGTTCCCTTAGTGCCGTTCCACTTGTTAAACATATCAAGAATCTCTGCTTGACTGAACTCGCCACCAAACGCCCCGTGCTGTTTAGCCATCTGATACCATCGACCACGACTCCCCATCTCCTCCAATGCTACAGAGACAAGGCCCGGTTGCTGATATAAAGGAACACCGCTAAAGTCCAGTAACATGCTGTTGCTCGCAAGGTTCCTGAAGTGCGTAGCCGGATTCAGTGGGACTTTCGCAAACTTCCAAGCCCCTAGCATCTTGAGATACAACCTGTCCGCATCGGTTGTCACTCTCTGGATATACAGGATATCATCTGCCACCGATTCAGGCACGAATTTGCCGGACAACCGACCGAGAAGAGTGCTTTCCGAGAGTTTTGTCCAGCCTTTTTCTGCTGCTAGCAGCGGGTCAGATGTCGATAGACGTGGATTTGTAGCCGCATAATCAAACAATCTCGAAGTTTCTACGTCATGCACAAGACTGTTTATAGTTCGAGTGGTAGAGTATCCGGCCTCTGTCATTTCTCCCATAGCCTTTCTGACCTCTGCCGGAAAATCAGCGCGGGCCAAGTCCTTTTTCAAACGAAAATCCAAGAATTGACTTCGGCTTATCAACGCCCTCTCGTTCTTCGCCGCAACCCTGGCCTGCATTATGATTCCTTCAGCTTTTTGCATCTTAACGCCGAGCCGCTGAGAAACCTCTGTAGGCGTTGCGTTGGATAACGCTTGTATGTTGCCAAGCCCGGCACGTTTTAACCGTTCGTTGGCGATGCCGCCAATGCCCTTGATAGCTTTTGGCCTTATCTGTTGAATCTGTTGCCTGATTACCGCTTGCTCTTTAGCTATATCATTTACAAACGCTTCCTTGATAGATTTAGCCCTGCGTTTCAAGAATGTTTGCTTACCTTTCAGCTTTACATCTCTAGAACCGAAAAACTTTCTTATCCCCGACTGGCCTTCTTTGCTTGTATAAAACCTCCTGACATAACTACCCATGTTGTCTAGAATCTCTTGTTTTGTCTTGTCAGGCATAGGCATCTGAGTTATCTCAGCACTCAGTTTATCAATGGTATTACGCGCAATCTCAGCCCTAACTTGCAAGTCGGGCCTTATCCCTGTCGTTAATCCACCCTTCATCATCTGCATGATGCGTTTTGACTCTGCTACGCTTAATGGCGTATCCCGCATGATCTTGCCGACAAGATCGGGGTCTTTAAGTCCGAGATCACGCATGAGCATTTCCGCTTCATGCTGGTTTAGAGAATCGCTCAGGAGTTGCCCGACAGCCTTTGATTTATCCCGACCCAATGCAATTTGCAGTATTCGGTTTTCCGCCGCGTTAGCCCATTCTTCCGGTTGTCCATACCTGAACACTAATTTCTTTTTGATAGCTTCCGCCGGAGCAGACTTCCGATTGTTGAGCCATTCTATTGTTTTGATATAAGCAGGACCGCCCACATTCTTTTCCCACCATGTCTGCCCCTGCTTCACGGGGAATCCGCGACGTCCCTTTACGATATTGAGAACGATGTTCTTCTCTTTTGGTTTAAGCCTGCTCAAAACCTGTAGGGCTTTGGCGTTCTGTTCTGTCAGCGGGAGAGCAGCTTGCCGTATGGTTTTCGGTAAGATTCCTTCAAGATCATCAGCAGCCCCCAGTATCTTGTTGAGGTATTTGGCCCCGCGTTTCGCCATGAACTTCTGCCCTGCAACTCCAAGGCCACTCAGAACACCGAAAGTAATACCCCCCCTCGCTGCTCCTGCTAGACGCGTCTCTCCCTCTTCTGGTTTTTCTGCGGCCCCAAGAACGGTTCCTATGGCAGTTCCTTTGGCAATCAAACGGGCCGATCTAGGAACTTTACTCAACCACGGTAATATGCGTAACAACCCTGAACCCGTTTTAGATGCTGCTCCTGCACCTACGGCAAACGGTATTGCAAAACCCGCTACTTCCGCAGGATACTGAATAAATTTCTCTCCCGGCCTTTCAGCCTTAAATCCTTCGGGGAAAAGCCTGTCGGTCAGTGGCGTATACCCGAGTAAGGCTCCACGCTCAAATGCTTCCGCTACCGCCATAACCTTTCTCTTTCCGAGCCGGTACTGCTGTCTGATAAAATCGAAACTCTCGGGTGGCGCTATTGTTTCGATTTTACTGAGGACAGCATGTGGGTCTTCCTTTTCCGGCCTAGCGATCACCTCGATAGGCTCTAGGTCAATAGTTGCCTCAAACTGTTTTCCGAGCTTCCCCCACGGCAACTTGCTCTTTGGTTCAAACTGCGATTTCAGATCGCCCCACGGTTGCTTCGCAACTGAGGGTTCAAATTCGTCTTTCAGTTTATCCCATTCAGGCATTATTTAGCCAAGCCTCTTTTCTTCGCTTCTTCGTATGCGTTACGATCTCCGCCCTGAGCGGCCCTGAATAACTGCGCCTCCGACATGGTAGCATAGTTAACTTTAGGAGTCTCCGCCTCAACGTCCATCTCGTCAACATCGTCAGGTTTGCCCTTCAGATATTTGGCATAAAGACTCTTTAACCAATTCTCGCGCTCAACAGGGTCTTGAGGTGCAATAGCCTCAGACGCCTGCACGATAGCTGCTTGTACGTCGGGGTCTTCGGGGTTAGCGCCTGTAACAAACAGAGTGTTAAGTATATCATCCTCCGTCTGTATCGGCGTAGACAAGAAGGTTCCCATCGTAGTCCTGTCAGGGAAAGTCCCTTGAGCAAGATATTCAATGGCAAACACATTCTTCTTCCGTTGAGTCTTTTCGCCAGCGGTCGGCTCTTTCGCTCCCGTTGCCTGCGCTTTCTTCGGGAACCCGATCGAGCTAAACTCCTTCGTCTCGCTATTATAGATTTGCCACTGATCTTGACCTTGCTCGTCAAACCCCTTAACGAGTTTTGTCTTTTTATCTTCAGACTCGCCATGATACTCGAAGTTGCCGAACTCCCCGACCAACTCCTTATCCTTATTCCACGCATCAACTCCCGACTGACCATCACGATCAAACAATTCAAAGATGGTTTTAACTTTGCGTTGCTTAGCCTCAACCGCAACTTTCTCAAGATCAAGAGCTTCCTTCTTGCGCTGTTCGATTCGCTCGAACGGTCCTAAAATCGCCTCTCTTAACGCTCTATCTGGCATATCACACCACCTCCTTCCTTACGCCAGTCCTATAAACGGCGTTATGCCGGCATCAACAAAACCTCCGCCACCGCCGCCACCACCGGCCGGCGTGTTCACGGTCGGAAACAATCTGTTTCCAAACCGCTTTATCGCTCCGCCAACCTTCGTCTGGCCTAACCGCTGAAAGACGGAACCACCAACGGTCTCCAGGGCTCGTTGCCGGGCCTGTTCTTGAAGAGAACCGACCTGACCGCGAACCGCACCTTCTCTCTGAACCGCTGAGGACAACCGCTGAAACGGCCCTGACGAAACACCCTGAGTCGTTGCGCTCGTAAGGCCCGCTCCCAACTGTGCGGTCTGCTGTAACTGACCTATTTGAAACTGCTGCTCTTCCGCTACGAGTCGCGCATTAAGGTCTTGATGCGCTTGCACTGCCGCACCTGAACCGGTCAATCCGCGTCTCGCAAGGTCTTTGTCAAGCGCCTCTGTTTCAAGTTTCTGTCTGAACTTGAATGATTCGCTCTCCTCGAGGGGACCACGAGTAAGTTCCCCTAACCGTTCCTGAGCTTCCGTCCCGAGTTTCACGAACGGCTCGGTACGCTCTCGCACAACTTCTGTACGTCTTCGAGACTCCGCAAGCTCCTCGCCTGCAATCTTCTCTTGCGATGCCCGAGTACGCTTCGCCTCCTTCTTAGCGCGTGCGCCCGCACGCTCTCCTGACACAAACCCCGCTACTGCACTTACTACTCCACCCATCAGTCACCTCCTTTGCTGATACCTACAATAGTTTCATCACATAGTCCTCCATCCTTCGGGAAGGACCGCTTTAACCTACCCTCTATAGAATACCCGACCGCACATACATACGCCAGTGCGTGCCGGTTCATCTCTGGTACAGCGGCCACCAGTTTACGGAAACCGCCGTGCTCGAACATCCACTTTACAGCCTCTTTCCCCAATGCCAAACCAATCTTCCCACGATAATCTGATAGTAACAAAGCGTGTGACCACGCAGTAGCCGAATTCCACTCATGGAAATAGAACAGTCCCGCGTACTCACCGTTCTTGGTGCTCGCACGGAGGAAATAATGTCGGGCATCTCCAAGCATCCCCTCATACGGGAAGTCCCGTAGGTCAAAACCGTCCGTACTGATGAACGGGCCTATCGTCGGATGCTCAAAGATACCCCTGACATATTGGACGTTCTCTTCAGACGTTGTGAGGCGTTCAATCATTTTCTCTTTCTCTTTTTGTCACGGTTTTTCTTTTTCGGCGTTTCCGCCGTCCTTGCATCTCGTATTTTCATGCAGAGGTCGAGGATGTTGTCTTTGACTTCCCCGGCTTCGTCCAACGCCTTGACCTGCTGTTTAAGCATGTCAAGCTCTGCCCCGGTAAACTGCGGGTCCATCAGCTTCGCTTTCTTCTCGTCCCACTTCATGTGAACCTGCCCCGGCTCCATACCCGGAACTGCCACGGTCTGCAATTTGATTCGCTTTCTCTCAACAGGCGAGATCGACGTCCTCCCCCTGATGTCTCGAACCATTAACTGCTGTGCCATATTTCCCTTGTCCGGCAGCACCGCCTCAAAACATATCCTGTCCGCAATCGACAGTCTCATACGTCCCTCCTTTCAAGTTCGCCTCGTTCAATTAACCTATCCTCTGCCATCTTCCGCATCTCATCGTTTATCTTCTTATCGTGAGCGATCTTAGCATCCTCAGCAATCTTCTCTGCTCCAAGAGTCTCTCTGTCTAATTCTCTTTGTGCCAACTCCTCAACCGTGAGAGCAACAAGAGTTTCCTTGCCCGTACTGCAATCAACAATTATTCTTTCACCTTTCATTATTTCACCCCATACAAGGATAGCTTGCTGTACTGTGCTAAATCATCATTAAGTGGTGTTATTGAAATCTGATTTATAGCATCAGTACCGGTTAGCAACGTGCTTGCGGAGATTGTCACCGCAATATCACCATCGTTATCGTTGTCTTCAATCCTACAACAATGAGCAATCATATTTTTTAAGAAGTTAGTATTTGTATAATCGTCTATCTCTAAAGTGATTTGAGAAAAAACACCTGCAAGAGAAAGGTCGGCTTCAATAGCACCGACATTCATTACGCTCGTTGTTCTATCTCCTGTAGTCGCCGCACCTGTACTTAAATTACCAATAAGAGACATGCGAACATAATCAGTACCACCGGTTTCATTATTAAGTCTACACCAAAGATCATCTTCACCCGCCACACGTTCGGACCGCACATGACCTATAACTTTTAAATGCGTAAATGTCGCAGGTATGCTTGAGAAAGTTATACTTGGCGCACCGCCAGCGCCAACAGTTGTTTCAGCTATCAACTCCCAAGCACCGCCCGCATTATCGTCAACGTATTTCTTCGTAGCTACCTGCTGATCTGTGGTCGGGTCAACAACTCCACCTACCTTTTGCGTGTTGAACAAAAATTCCGCTGTAGCACCGCCACTCAGTTTAGCCATCGCCTCAGCATCGGTCAGTCCTTCTATGCCTGCCGCATTGAATATAGTCCACTCTGTATCGTTGGGGGAGCCGTCTATCTCCACAAGGTTGTTATCGGCAATCCCTACGGTGGTTAGAGGATGATAGAGTAAGTCTGCATCCCCCTGAACAAAGGCGACATGGTGAGCATTGGCTAAGGCTGTGTGTGTTGCGATGTCCAAGACCGAAGCTATCGTTGACGCTCCAACCCCATGCGTTCCTGTAGTGAGCGCGGCGTGAGTACCTACTGCACCTGCCGCCTCGTAAATCGTATGCGTGTGTCCGGGGTCTGCACCTGAAGTTACATTGACTCCCGTAATAGTTCCGATTGTCGTCACATTGTCGTCGTCCAGATCGAAAGTTCCCGAACTGTGGGTAAATTTCCCCGTAGCCCCAACGAAGGTAATGGACTGGTCGCCTCCTCCGACATTAACCGTCAGTGCAATGTTCTTATCTTGTACGGCATTACGAAGACTCAGGTTATCACCAGCTCCCATAATTAGATCACCGTGATTGGTTGCGCCGCTGTAAAGCTGAACCCTCATATTCTCGCCATCCTGTGCGTGCAGGCAAAGATGCATGTCTACCGAAGCCGTTTGGCCTTCTATGCAAAGGCGATCATTAGCCGCACTTTCGTCAAGAATTATGTTTATCTGATGGGCGGTATTAGTGGTCTTCCAAATCATTGTAGGGTCGTCTGCATCTGAAGTCTCAAGTAGAATAGTATCTGGCAGAGCAGCCCCGCCAACCCCTAGACCGCCCCCCTCTCCTATGTTTAAGTCGAACGCTCCATAAGCCCAATCGCCTATCATTGGGATACTTCCAGATGTAGCCACTTTTTCTGCTGCTAGTTCATCAATAGCGCCTTGAACATTCGTCGAGCCAACATCGCCCGATGCAGACGACGGAGTTTGTATCGCTGTCTGAACTCCACCGCCGCTTCCACCAGCACCAGTAGACAGCACCAGATAATCAACTTCATAGTGGTGAGAAGATATACCGTTCTGAATGTGCCTCATTCTGAGCTTGACTACTCCGGCGACTATGTAATCTATGGGATTCAATACAGAGAACTCATGGACTTGAAAATCAGCCTCGTCCGGTATGGTAGCCAACACATCCCAAGACGCACCGTTCCATAGTTCTACATTCAGAAAGTGCGAAACAGAGCCGTCGTATTTACATCTGACTATCACTTGAGCGAATGTAGTAACACCAGTGAAATTAAACTGTACGGTCAGTGGTCTTACTTCTGATGCACCACCCGAAAACTCTCTTATGTTAAAATATGTACCATCGTAAGCGGTGTCCATCGCTGTTAAGCAATCGGCGGTTAAGTGGCCTGCCACATTCGGCGTACCATCTGTAGAAATAACCCAAGTGTTTCCCGTTATGTCGTACTGTTGGTTTTCGGGAGAACCCTCGGTTCCGAAGTATATTGCGACTGGGGCGATAAGAACCGGAGTCTCAACGTATGTATTGGTATCAACAGATAAAGTTCCATCTCCACTTCCTGTTTTGACAAAACCATTATCTGTCAGAGAGCCGAGTTTTACATTTGTTAAGGAACCGCCAGCAAGAGAGGCAGTACCATCGCTCAATGTCCCGGAAAGAGTTATGTCTGTTGGTGTCGCTATTGCTCCGCTTAGGGTGAGGCCTACCCACGTCGGGCTGGCAGTAGTAAGGTAGTCTTGGTTCAGGCCTATTACGGTTCCGTTTTCCGTGCGGAAGTATGGGCAGGCGTTACCGGCGGCAAAGTCGGCTGCATACATAGCAAACTGGTTCGTCCCGCCCCCGAAGTCTGTGAAAGGCGTACCAATCTCAACTAAAAGGCTCTTTGTTCCGGTGACGATGAATGAATTTGGCCCAAGGGTTAAGTTTTGCGACGAGTCTATTATAACCGCCCTTGTGTTGTCAGTGTAAAACTGCATGTTTTCATAAGTTGCATCATGACGATAGACGATACGCCCGGTACGTTCCGTTGTAGGCCCCTCGCCCTTTGCAAAATAGATACTCCCGGAGTGCCCATCCGCACTACTCCTCAATGTTATCCCAACATCAGACGAACCCTCGATAATAAGATCGTCTGCTAGCGGATTATAGCCGACCGGGAATGTTACAGTGGAGGCCGGTCCTATATATAGGCCAAACGAAACAAGCCATCCAATACCTTCCGTGCGGATTTTGACTCCGCCACGCCCTATCCAATGGGTATCGGTTATCTCGATGTTGCTGTCCTTCATCTTCACGCCTTCAATCGTTACGCCTGCATCAGCGATGTTTTCAGTGATGGTGTCAACGTGTATTGGCACATCAAAAGAGACGCCTGCGCCGGGAGTATGCTCGCTGACCAAATCGACCGTCAGAGTTCCGGCCAGGTCAAGATTTCCAAGGCCATCTGCCAAAAGTCCGGCTGCTTCTAGGTAATCAAGCTCCCCCTCCAGTGTGCTGAGGATCCGCCAGAGATATTTATGCCAACCGTCTATCTCTCGCCAGTCATCTGTTCTGGGACGTGGTTGTGGTGTGTAGGCCATTATGCGCTTTTCGCCACGCGGAAGGTTCTACCGTGCTCCCTCCCGTGACATACCAGACACAGAGTTCTGCCGTTGGATACGACAAAGCGTAATGCGGGATAATCCTTAAACTTGTTAATGTGGTGTGCGTGGAGATGTCCCCCTTTTTGCCCGCACTCCTGACAGGTGAATAAATCGCGTTCCATTACCGCCAGTCGCCAGAGTTTATACTCCGCAGTGTTTCGCGGATTTTTCTCTCGCGCAATACCACCTTTCCAGTTGGGATTCTCCGCCCCGAGAGAGAGGACTCGTCGGGACTCTTTATATTCCTGCGATCTCCGCTTGCCCCGATTGCCGTTCCCTATCTTCCGTTTCGTCTCTTCTTTGCATGAAGGCCTGAAACTCATGTAGTGAGGGCGACCTACTCTCGCTTCTCGTATTGATCGACGTTTAATACCATACTTAACGAGGTATCGTCTCACGCTTTCATGGTGCACACCTATTGCGCGACCGATCTGACGAACAGACAATTTCTCTGAGACGTACATCTTGACAAGCAGAGTTTTCTCTAGGGTATCTATGAGTGCTTTACCCCTATTGTCTTTTGGCTGCTCTTGGCGCATCGACATTCTCCTGGGCCGCAATAATAGCGAACGGGCCGTCAGTGCAATCATCGACAATTTCCCACTGTCGCATACGGTATGCTCCAAGACGATCTGCTCGAGCAAAGTATTGAGCATCGGCATCAGCAGGCGTGTCGAAATTCTGAAAGCTCGTCCAAGCGCCGTGATCGTCACGCCACCTGAATGTCAGGTTGTTGACATCGGTGAGGCTGTCCTGAGTGCCACGGATGATTCTCAACTGAATGTTGTTCGATCGTTTCTCCTGCACGGTTCCGTGGTCAATATGACCGCTTCTGATCTGCGCTCGGATAGCAGTACCGGCATCATCGTATGCGCTCGAGGAGACTTCGTATATCTGGCCGTCAGTACCGCCAACGAGCCACTTGTCCCACCCCTTCGCGTAGACCGAACAGTTCCAGCGCATCCGAGTGTATGCGGTTCCGCTCCACTCGCCCCAGACAAACCACTTGTTCATCGCGTAGTCAAACGCAAGAGTAACGTCATCGGTGGGGAAGGTGAGTAAGAAGAACGGCCGACCATCAAATTCCAGCGAGTCCCCGAGAGCATCGCTTTTCGTTGTGAGTGCTTGAATGTACTTGTCAAACGGAGTACTCACAACTAGCGGTGTTCTGCCCTCCAACTTAATAAATTTCCCTTTTCGCTCGAGCCACCACCACGTACCCTCCATTTTTCCAACACTGTATTTAGCCGCGATCCCCAGAGGTGTATATCCACCGTCATAGATTGAGAACGGAGTCGTGCCGTCATCCCACCAAACCTCCGTTGACTTCTCGCCCATGAGCGTAATCTCTTTCCACTGAGTCCACATCGCTAGAACCTTGTCTGGCAATGCTTCCGCTGTGGCGAAGTTTAGTGCGTTCCACGTATCAACGTCGTTGGCATCTGACCACTGAAAGATTGCGGTCCCATCTCTGAGCGCAAGTATGTATCCGTCTATCCAAGCCACATGACTCACGGAGGTAGGGGCATCACCGTCAGCGATATACGTGGAATTCCCCCCGGAGGTCATTGTGATTATCCTGCCTCCGGTCGCAATCACTACTCGAGGATCCGCAGTTTCCGCGAAGATTGGTCTCACATCAGCGGCCGGAGCATCGCCAGTGCGATCGGTCAGGGAGCCGTCCTCCTCGAGCAAGAAGACCTTGCCATTGCAGACCACTACAACCTTGTCCTGATCGTCCCAATAGTGCATGCCGTCGACGGGTTGAGAGCCCTCACCTAAATCTTTGAAGAGGGTGGTTCCTGGTCTGCGGTAAATGGCATCATTCTCGTCTTTGTAGCAGTTTACGCAAGTCGCCATGTTGTTGCGGAGACCTGCCTCGTCAACGTTGCGGTTCACATCGCCAAGCGACAGAGGTATATCCTGTCCCATGTTATTCCTCCGGGTATGCGGAACGAGTGAACGGCTCGAATTCTACTTCCTCATCGCCGGTCCTTGCCAGATCAAGCGCTATCCGTGCCTCATCTCGTAGATCACGACGTACAGATGTTGGTACGCTCGGATACTCAAACGCCAGACTATGCGCCAGCCCGAAGATCAGAACGTCAAGCCACATCGGGGGAAAGTCTGGGTTATCGGGACCACTATTCATATCCTGCAATATGGTGTACTTCTGATAATGCAGTACATCGGTGACTTTATCCGGTTGCGGAAGAAGGTAGGCGTGCATGGCCTCAAAGTTCCGATCCAACATCATCCTCGAGGTGAGGCCGGTGGGGTACTTCGTGATCTCCGCAAGGTAGTCTTTCATCGACCTTACATCTACGTCATGGTCGGAGTTCGCACGACGGATAAAGGCTTTCTCTACCCAGAGAGTGTTGAGGTCAAGGTCGAAATCTCCTATGGATCTGTAAGTAGCTCCAGCCGACCATACGCCTCCAGTGGATCCTTTCTTGTACCAGTATTTTGCGAAGTCCGCACCTGTGATTGGTTTGTCGCCCGTGGCAGATACATGACCACGGATACACGTATAGACCTCCCCGTCTGTCCCCGTCCTTTCGGTGGAGGCCGTCAGTGTTCTTGTTACCCATTCCAAGGCCCAGAGGCCTACGCCAATGCCCTGCAATTTTTTGACCAGAACATTCAGCGATACGGCTCCCTCCGTGATCTGATTGTCGTTTGGGGTTTGTCCCCTACCCAAGACGCCTAGTTTTCTGAGTGCAGCCGCGATTATCCCGTCGCGTTGCATTTTGAAGTTATAGCTTCCCGAAGTGGCCATTTATCCTCCTCCGTTTTGCCTCATGTATCCAGCAAGCTGAGACAGTGTTTTATCAACACTTCCTAGGGTCTCAGTGTTCTTCTCGATTGCTTCCGTGTTATGGGTGATGTGGTTTTCGATCGTCTTGAGAAAACCTTTCGTCAGTTCCTTGATGTGCCTCAGAAACATGAAGACAAGTACAGCGAATACCCCGACTGTTCCAGCTTCCTTCAGCCATCCAAGGTCTGTTAACATGCTGTCTCCTCCCTAAGAAACCCGGGGGGGATTTGAATCACTCCCCCCGGGATAATTCACACTTACGGCTTACGACCTACGGCGCGTACCGCTCGAGCATCACGTAGTCGCCCCATATATCTATGACGGCTACGTCAGCATCGTGGTCCAACGTGACGTCAACTTCATCGTCCACCGTGTAGAGTTTCCCCTCAGCGTAAGGGTCGGCCTCTCGGGTCATTTCGATCGTCCCGTTAGTGGCGTTAAAGTCAACAGCATCGTTGTACCCGTTGGGGTCGTCGCCGTCCCCAACGTCGGCGGTACAGGCTGCATCTTGCTTCGTTACGACACGGGTGCGGACGTTCGTAAAAAGAGCTCCCTTCGGTGCGGTGAGAGCTCGGATGACGTCACCCGAACAAGCTGGAGTTGTAGCGAAATCCAACCTGTTTTCAGCAGTGCCTCGCACGCCGTCGATAAACATGTGAGGCTTCTGATTATCGAGTCTGTTCAGTCGCGTGATAGACAATGAACGTCACCCCCTTTCTACGCGTCGGAAACTTGAGTTCTGGCCACGTAGAACCCGAGCGAGCCGTAGTCCTTGCTATCGAAAACCGGCTTCGATGCAGAGGCTATGGTGCTCCAGTCCATTCCGATCTCGTCGCCATAGTCAAAATCCCTAGTAACCAGCTTTGGCCGTCTGCCCCAAGCCCAGAGCATTGCCTGAGCTCCCATTACAACACACTTCGCCCAAGGAACATTCGCGGCGGCACCAGCGTCGGTACCGATCTCGATGTTCTCGTGCTCGTGGACTACGACGTTCCCCCAGATGTAACTCGAATTTGTGAATATGGGGTTGGTCTTTCCACGCTCACGCGCTTCACGAGCGGCTTGGGTCCAAACGGCGTTGTTCTCCAGGTCAAACAATACGTCCGGGTGAACCAGGAGAATCAACCAGTTCCTCCCCTCTGTCCGTACAGGACGGAGAGGAATGTCAACTCTGTTCCACCCGGTGAGCGCGCCAGTTCTTGCGAAACTGATGAGCTTCGGGAAGAGCAGACTTGCCGTGGTAAGAGCTAACTTCGCGGTCGCGGCCGTGGTTGTAACCAACGGCGTCGCCCCGTCCGCCGAGTAAACGACTCGGGTTGGGGACGTGAGTAGCGACGTGAAAATCAGCTTGTCCATCGCCTCGGATGCGGATTCGACAACCGCCTGCCTCTGTTCGTCTGTAACGTCCCAAGGCGGGCGGATACGTACCAGTTCGCCGTTGTCCCGGATAGGCATACGGTACTTATGCAACGTCATGCTGTGCGTATTCGTTGTCATCTTGTACTCGTTACCTTCCGACTGCCCATCGACGATAAAGTCCTTATCAAGTCGCAGGCGAAGCGCAAAGTTGATCGTCTCACCTTTTTGCTTCTCAAGCTGGCGCTTGGTATGGACTATGGTAGTACCTTTGTCGTTCGCAAACCGTGGCATGAAATACGTCTCTTTCATAACGTCACGAAAGAGCACTTCATCCCATACTTGCTTAGCCTCGCTATCGCCCGAAGCTATATTGTACTTTGGCACGGTTTACTCACCACCTTTCACTATCCAGTCTCTTCTTTGCGGAGCGTCTTCAACCGAGTGTTCAGGTCTTCAACGCTCGCGCCTGCGATCTCCTCCGAGGAAAGGATGTTTGTACCGGAACCGCCGCCCGCAGCTTGCCCGGAACCGCCGGACATTAGTTTCGGGCTCTTCACAGCTTTGTCAATCGCATCGCCCACTGAGGTCTTTGAACGTTTGTGAAGCTCGTTCTCGATCTCCAGAGTTTGTATGCGTAAAGACGATCTCGTTCTACGAGCGAGATCCACAAGATCATGAGGATCGATCTTGTAGGGGTCCGTCTTTATCAGATCCACGTTAGCAGCGGAGATACCTTCGATCTCAGCAACCTTAGCCATATCAGCCTGGAGTGCCGCCAAGTCAGGTATGTGAGAGTCAACGTGACTTCTCCCCTGCGCTATTGTTTCTTCTCGCTCAAGATCAGCTTCCTCTTGCTCGAGCCGTCGATCTTCATTCTCGCGCTCTAAAGTCCCACGCGGGTCATCCCGAATACCCTCATCGAATTCCTCGTCAGACATCTTCCGACGCTTGCCAGACAGATGACTCCGTCTACGCAAGAGTCCCAATTCGTTGCCTTGCCGGTCTAACCGCAGTTGCAGAGAGCGGTTATCGGCATCCTGCTTGGCAATTTGGGCTTTGAGCGTTTCTGCGTCGTCAAGGCCGGCCTCTTCCTCCTCTTTCTTCTCTTCTTTCTTGTCCGCCCCCTCAGCAGGTACTTCCTCTTCGCCCCCTTCTTTTGGTTTCGCAGGAGTGTCTTCAGCTTTCGCCGGCTCCTCCTCCTCACCAGGTTTGTCCCCTCCTGCCTTAGAAGTCTTACCTTCCGCTTTCGGCGCAGGCGTCTCTTTCTCCTTTGGCTTCGGTTCTATCTTCTCGCCGCTGGCTTCCGCCTCGAACTGCTCGACTTTCTCATCAAGCTCTTCTCGAGACATCTTCGCAATGGCCTCCGAAGTCTCAGGCGTGACGTCCTCTACCCCTTCTGCGGGAGCCTCGGCTTCAATCACTTTCGGCTCGGGCACGCTACACCTCCATAAGTTCAGTCACAAAAAATCCCGAAGATGGTTGACTATTCCATCTCCGGGTTATTCAGTTCCCGCCCAATGCGGGTTAAACACTAACCGTTATCGCAACGTCTCTGTCTTGTTAACGCAAGTTATACCTCCTTCGTTCATGTGCAATTCTATCTTGCCTGTAAAATCAGATTTAATAATAGCAAGTTTTTTCAATACTTCAACCAAAAGTCTTTTCCAGTCCTTAGCCACCACCGCCGCCACCTTCCTTTTTGCTCTGCGCCGCGATCTGACTCTTTGCGACTTCGGAATTGATCTTCGCATTTTCCAGTTTCTCTTGACGCTCTTTCTGCTCTGCGATCATCTGACCCACTTTCTCCTTCTGGGCCTGCGGTAGATCAGTGAGATCAAGTAGGAATTGCGGAGGCACTGGGAACCCGTGTTGCGCCAATGTGCTCCACTCGCTCAACGTAGCACGCCTCATCGTGGACGACCACGGCGACGCCGAGACCTCGATGTCGTACTTGGTCAGATCGTTGTTGTCGAGCACTTCCTGTATTTCCTCGAGCGTGTAGTCCGCTGCGGGCTTCCCGCCGATATTCGGCTGTGTCGGACTCATCGGATCGGCCGATGCCTGCATCGCCACACTCTGAATAATGCGGAAAACTCTCTGTGCTGTGTATATCTGCTGAACGAGGGCTGCGAGTAACTTACCGAGTTTCCGTTTTGCGATCGCCATGTTATCAAACAGGAACTCATTACCCGTAAGACCCTGACGTCTTTTCTCCACGATCGCCACGCCACTTTCGGCACCGCTATCGAGGCCAAGCATTGCCGGTGGCACGTTCATGATCTCAAACAACGCCTGGCGATCTATGGCAATCATGTTCGCCATCTCAGACGGGAAGTTAACGCCCTCCTCTTTTTTCGGCAACCGATCGGTACTCCTGACTTTCTGTACGAACCCGGGCCTCGAGGAGTTCGCTCTAAAGTTTCGCTCCTCTCGTTTGCTCGGGAAAGTCTCGTGGTCAATGTAGTATCCGTATGCGGCGACTTTGTTGAGAATATCCGTCATCTGACTCTCACGCTTATTCATATTCCGCTGCGGATCCATTGCCGGGGCGACCTTGCCCCACCAATTCCCTTTGCCGTTCTTCGATCTCCGCAACTTACAGTACACGGCAATCATGTAGAAATCCTGAACCGCAAGATCAGGCTTGTCATCGCCAACTTTCACCTTGCCGGCAAACGTTGTGATTCTCATTCTGGTAACACGTTTCTTGACGATCTTAAATCCGGCCAGATCACGCGCCTTGGCGATCGCCTCTTTCTCCCAGTCCTCTGCGCTCAGGAAAAAACCATCTTCTGCGTGCACCAGAATGTCAAGCGTCTTGTATGTCTTCAGCCACCGTTCGAGAACGAGCACGGTTTTCTTGGTAGCGTTCATGATCTTGTCGATGGCGATTCCGAGATCGGCTCCATCATTTTTCTGAGGGGTGTCGTATTGTTTTCCAGGCGTGACGGTCACGCCATCCGACGGGACTCCTCGGTCTGCGATGAACTGTTGGTCGATGTCGTCGGCCTTGTCAGGCCACCACTCCGACGCTTTACTGTAAGCCCACCACTGCCGTTTGTATAGCACCTCGAGGTCTCGCAAATCCTTACGGTAATGCGGGCCGTAAAGAACGTCCTGCCACGGGAACCACTCGACTTTAATGTCGCCCTCGATGTTCTCGTCGAAACTGACATCGACATTGATGTTTCCCCTGCCGGCGATCGTTTGGTCGTTGAATATCTCGCTCTCTTCCGCAATGAGTGTATTCTGCGATGCGATATTCTTGACTACGAGGTTCATGATGTCTGCACCCATGTTGTCGCTACCCTCGACGGGCAGATACCGGATGTCCATTCGGTTCTTGCGCTGATGCCCTGACAGCAAATCTATCTTTGGTTGAATCTCATTGAGAACGAGAGCCGCACGGTCCTGTCCCTCAAGACGTTTCTTCGTGGTGTCCTTCCACTGCTCGCCAGCAACGAATTCCTCGGCCTCGATAGCGCGATCGTATGACACCCGCTCGTTTTCCTCGATCTCTGTATAGTTTTTGAAGAACGCATTACGTGTCTTCTCTTCGTCTTCCGTTTTTGGTTTAACGATCTCTACGGGTTCGGTCAGATGCGTGTGGCCATCCTCGGCGGGGTTCATAACCCAGTCCTCACCAAACACCGGGGGCTGTACGACGTCGCCGGTCCCCGGATCAAGTACGGCTTCCTGTACGATCGGCAGTGCAAGCGTATGCCCGTGCCCTTTGTCGATCGACGTATAACCGGTTCCAGTTTGTTCGGTCTGGTAGACGAGATGCCAGTGGCCGTTGTCTTTGCTCGTCTTGAGAACGTCAGGCATTAGCTCATCCTCCCGGGATCCGGGGCTTTGATAACTTCTACGCTGGAGATACCGATGGTCTGAGAGAGTTTGTTGTCATCCCACTCGTTACGACTGACTTCTGTGATTTTACCTTTGACGGTCAGCGTAACGGTATCATCTACCTTGCCCTCCGTCATGACGTTTTTACCCTTCAAGGTCAGGTGTTGATCGAACTTCGGGACTGTTTCTTTCGGCACTTTCGATTTACCCATTACGTATCCCTCCTCTTTCCGTTACCCCCAACGATTAGTTTTTCCGGTGGAATATAGAGACCCGGTTTAAGTTTTTTCTTGAGGTCAGCGTGAGCTACTTCCGCCGCCGCATCGAATCCCTTGATGGCCTGCTCGATGCTATCTGCCTTGATAGGAAATCTGCTGTCGTGATTTTCTTCCTCGAAGAATGTCTGGCCCTGAAAGTGAACTTCCTTCCTGCCGACCACGCTGAATTTCCTGATCTCATCGCCCTCGGCAGCAACCCACAACTCGACCTTACCCCACTGTCTCCTTTTGTCTGTCATGATCCCATCCACCCAAATTCATCGTGAACACCCACGCCCATCGGCTCTCGCTCGTAAGCGTCCTCATCGTCCTGCTCTTTTGATGTCCTCAAGAATTCATCATTCATACGGAAAGTTAACATGAGTGCGTCAGCCCTGTCAAGGTTTCCTCCGCCGGCACGCCGCGTATAATCTCTTTTGTCTTCGATGCGTGTCCTACCTTTCGCATCAGGCGACATAATTTTGATGCTATTCAACTGACCACGCAATATCTCATCGTCAAGAATAGAAATCGTCCCTGCCCGGAAACGTTCACGCATGTTCCACCATATTTCGTCACGGAGCCGAGCGTACTTACTCTCATCGCTCGAGGACCGCCGAACATCTACCGAGTGTGTTTTCGATCGGCTGTAGAAATCCTGTACGTAGGTGTACACGCTTGAACCAATGCCAATCGTATCAATGAAAATAGCATCGGCTTCGACATCGTTCGCCTTGTTAACCACATGAGCCCCGAGCTCTTTGTGATCTGCGATGATGGGATAAATCCACTGGTCGGTTTGCTTCGGACCCTTGCGGACAGTTATCACAGCTTCAGCCCCACCGCCAAGAGCCGGGTCTACCCCCATGATTACAGGATCGCTCTTGGACGGGATCATATCCTCGTGCTTCTCGATTGCAGAATACACCCAGTCATCAGGTATCAAGGTGTCGTCATCAACGGTCGGAGGAAGTCCCCGGACCTGCACGCGGAAAGTGTTGCTCTCTCGACCGTACTTGTCCTCCATCTTTTGAACCTGTGTCCGGGAGACAAGGGGGGACTTCTCAGAATCCCAGTGCAACCGAATCCACGGGGTTTTCGCCTCTTCGGTACCGAAGTGAGATTTGTATGCGAACCCGCTCCGCTGAGTGGGGTTGAAGATCATGAGGATGATATTACACTTCTGCGTAAGACCACCTTCAAAGATTGTGAACACAGGATCCGGCACGGCGGACGCCTCATCAACCACGTACATCATATAATCGGTATGCCGCCCTGCGAGACACTGAGCCTGAGCTTCCTGAGAGTCGTGCTTATTGACCGAGCGGGCCTCAGCGAACCACTCCTTACCCCTCTGTTTCTTCGGTAACTTGTTGTAGTACATACGCTTGGCCTGAAGATCGAAGTCGTCACGCACGATGCAGACATAGTTCCCGTCCTCGTCCTGAAGGTGCAGCCACTTCGATACCTCTGACCAGAGCACAGACTCAAGCTGACTGGCGCTGGTAGCGGTACATGGGAGTTTCGGAAAGGGGAAACAGGACATAAACCAGATGATCGCCCACGCGCCGAACGCATCCTTGCCGGTACCCTTACCGGACATAATCGAAATCCCATCCTTCTTTGCGTACTCAATCTCCTCTTCAGTGCGAACGACATTGAGTTCGGGACGATTCTCAGAGAGCCACAGCTTGTACTTCGCCCGGGTGAGTTTCCCGAGTTCCCGCAAACCCTCTTTCTGCTGATCCGAGATGACAAGACCACGCCGCGTCTTCTCATTGACGCCGATGGCTTCACGAACGAATAGCTCGGGATCATCGCGCCACTGGTCGATGATCCCCGTTTCACGGCCTTGAGGGTCGGCTATACCGCCCTCAGTCCGCTTAATCTGTCTTTCCGCCCGTTTCTGAAGTCCCACTCTTCTTTTTCCTCGCAGTAGCCCGGCTCTTTGAAGCCTGCGACGCCTTGGCCTCCTGGTTCCTCTGGCGGGTTGTCTTCCCGGCCTTTGGTCTCAGGGCGTCAGGCAGTTTATCCATAGCGCAGATGACAAGGTGCGCTCGGTCGAAACGCGCTAGACCGACTGTCTTCTGGTATTCCACGATCTCGCGCTCTGAGTCGTCGCGTTTCCCTCGAAACGCCACGCACGTCTCGCACGACAAGGCGGTACGGTTCTCATCGAGTTTCCGCAGCGGACAACTCGGTACGATCGCGTCCGCCGGCTGGTTCCAATCAATGATTCTCCTCTGCGCCCTCTCGCCCGGCTCCGGTCTAAACGACGGCATAAAGCCTCCTTTCTAGTAAAAAGCATCTGGCAGGATTCCCCACCCTGCTCCGACCTGAAACGCTGTATACCGCGATCAGGCTCACCTCCCTCTAGGAACGTTGCGGGCTGGCCATGACCTCCCGCAAGCTCCCGGTGCTTCTACTACCTTGCCACGCACTCACCAGTATCAGCCGTAGCACAGATGCGGTTAAAAAAGCTAGCGTAGAGTGTCGGCAACATCCTCTGGCAAGGAACTCGTCGCACGTCCAATGTGGAGTGTGTATAGGAAAACAGAATTATTCCTCTCGGCGATATCCGACCAAAACCCCACGCTAGCATATCTCAGTATCCCTTTTTCTTCTTACGCTTCTTTGCCATCTTCAGTCCCCCGCAGGCGGGTCAATCTTGTCCGCCATATTCCTCAATTCTCTCGCCACGGCTCCTTCAGGGTCATTCTTCCCAAAGAACCCCTTGACGATCGTGACATCTCCTCCACCACGCTTGAGCGCGTCCTGAGAGTCCTGGAACTCGAGCGTGATTTCGAGAACCCCTGATTTGTCCGTAGGATGCGTATGCACGACCTGTAAGGTTTTCATGAGTCAATATCCTCCTGTGGTACTGGTCTTTCGTCAGGGTAATCGTAGGTTTCTCCAAGTAGGGGCTTCGATGGGGTTTGAGTCAAACTTATTTCGTTGCCTTCAATAGAACCGAACTCGCCCGTCATGGATGCCTTAGACAACGACAAGACCGAGCCTGTAGCCCCTATGCACATCAGGTCAAAGCATCCCATTTCATTCCTCCTTGTGGTCGACCGAAACGACCTCGATTATATGACTGGCAAGCTCTATCAGGTGTTTCGCCGCCTGCAAAGCTGTATCTCGCTTGTCCACGAACGCCGCGCATTTCCGCTCGATCAGGTTCCCATTCGTCCACCTTACCTCAAGCCCCTGTCCTTTCTCGTGCTCTACTATCGAAAGCTCCGGGGATTGTTTCATAGCCAACCCATGAACTCAGCCGTGTTCCGCAGAATCCCCTTAAGTTGAGGAGTGATGTTCTTGGATGCGGCGTTTTTGGTGATGGACGTCCCTAAGTCTCCATCGTCGTGTCGTTCAGTCGCGGCCTTCCAGTCCGCAAGCATCTCGACAAGGTCAAAGAGGTCAAAATCGTTGATGCCGTTCTCGTGGTGCTCTACATGGTGGCTATTACGGCTGTAGTGGCCTTTTATGAGCACCTTCAGGTCTTCCGCAGACGCTTCGTATTCAGGACTCCCATAGGTGAGGCCTTTCAGTCTCGCCGTGGCTTCCCCGAATCCCGTGAGCTCTTCCGGCCCGACTTTGGAATTGTCGTGTTCCGATGCCCGGGACAATACCTGCATGACGAACAGCCCCAGAAACTCTGACACCCGACACTTATGCCTCATCGTCTCTACGGCACCGCTGGCCTCCGCAGGACTCATATCATAGCCATACTTCATGTCCACAGGTAAGCCCTCCCTACTACCACGGAAATCGAAATGCGGCCCTCTCTGCGAGGAGAATGATCACAACGCCCACTACGAGCCCTGCAACGCCCCCTAACAGTCCTGCCAGTAATGGCGACATCTACCCTCCTAAAAAATTATACAGAAAAAAAGACAAACGGGGAGAAACGGATTGTACGTCGGAGGATTGAAATACCCCTGCGCCGTTTTCCGTGGCAGGGTCGG